ACAGAACTTCAGGCGACTACCGACGATTATGTCGAGAAAACGCCCATTGACATTTATTTCACTGAAAACGTGCTGCTCTATATCCTTATGGGTAAGGGCATGATGGCGGAAAACCTTGTGGGGCCGGACTCGGGTGAAACCGTGGACGGTGGTAAGAAAATCAAGGTTATCCTGGAATACGATGAGTCGCATTCCGGGACCTATGGCAACACAACCAAGATTCCGCTTTCTAAAAAGGAAATTTACAACGCGGCCCTTTTCAGGTGGGCTGGTTATCATGCGGCAAATTCCATTGACCTGGACGACAAAGTCCAGAACAGCGGGGATGCGGCTATCGTGAAGCTGGTTTACGGCAAGCTGGAAAACATCAAGAAGACCCTTCGCAAAAAGATGGGCGAGGCTGTTTACGCGGCTGCTACGGACGGAAACGCCCTGCTCGGGCTGGGGGATCTGTTTAACACAGTCACCAGCCAGGAATACGGCAGTATTGCCGAGGACAACATGGCCGACTGGAAGGCCAATGTCATTACTGCCGAAACGGTCATGTCTTTTGCGGCCATGCAGCTTTTGCGGCGCACTGCCAAGGTGGGCCAGAACCGGCGCAACAAGCCGAATATCTATGTAACCACTGACGTGCTCAAGGATGCGTTCGAGGCCACGTTGCAGCAGCAGGCCCGGTATTCGGACCACAAACTTGCCGAAGCAGGGTTTGACAACATCCTGTTTTCCGGTGTGCCTGTTACCGCAGATGACAACCAGGCCGAGAACACCATTGATGGTTTAAACACCCGGTTTCTTTCAATGAAGACCCATAAGGACTACCAGTTCACCAAACCGGTCTGGCAGTCTCCCATTGACCAGCCGGATGTGGCTGTTGCAAACCAGCGCTGGATTGGACAGCTGGTCTGCCGCAACCGCAAGGCCCATGTGCGGCATACCAACATGATTGTTTCGACTGGGTAAACCCAGCCCCTCTCCAGGGACTATTAGCCCTGGAGAGGGGATATCAGAATGATCGACTGGAAAATTTATAAACCTTTAAAGGAGATTTCATTATGACCACCCAGGATATTACCTTTGAAATTGGCCGGGTGAGCGTGGACGATGCGGACGGGATTCCGTTTGTTGTTCCTTACCGCTGCACGGTTCGAAAAGTGGATGGTGCTTTTGTCGGCGCTGGCACTGCCCTGGCTGAATTTACAGTCCAAAAAGACGCTGTCTTGATTGGAACCCTGGCGTTTCCCGACGCAACAGCGGCTAACACTCCGGCTGAAGCATATACTCCTGATCCTGACAACGGGGGCATGGTGTTGGAAAAGGGCGATGTGATTGTGTTTGCCACTGATGCGCTTACCACAACCGCATTTTTGACCGTTGAGCTTGATCCCTTTGCCAGAAAGGCGTAGTTGCGCCCAAAGCTTAAAATGCGGCCCAAGCGATGACCGGGCCGCATTTGCAAAACCATAGGAGCGGCAGTGGCAACCCTTGAGCAGATTATAAAATCCATCCAGGACATTGTGCAAGATGACGTGGCCTACCCCGAGGCTGACATTGCAAGCAGGATCAATGAGAGCCTCCAGCGGATTGCCGCAGGCGTGTTTATGCAAGACCGGGGCAGGCTAAGCCCGCCATTGCCGGACTTGTTTGTGATAGACACGGTTGAAACGGTTGTTGATCAGCCGTGGGTGGCTTTGCCGGAGGAATACCAGCGGGGTCTTGAGCGGGTGGAAGGCGAAAGTCTGTTTGGTATCCAGCCCCCCAGGGGCGGTGATTTTTACAGCTTCAATCTGTTTATGGACCGGGTGCCTAAAAGGGATCTGTCCGAGACCGGCGCTGTTTATATTGCGGCAGTCAGGGGAAAGCGGCTTTATTACCAGGGCATTCCTGAAAGCCCGGAAACCCTTACCCTGCATTTTTACCGTAAGCCTGCCACTTTGTCTTTGTCCGTGCCAAGTGATGAGCCCGAAGGCATTCCTGAACATCTACAAAGAAAGCTTTTAACTCATGACGTGTGCGCCGAGATTTTCGGCGAGGGTATCGAGGATGGTGAAAACAGCAGTGGTGCCGGCGTACAGTATCACCTTGCCAAGCGGAATGAGGCTTTGGAAGAGCTGATCAGGTTTATCCCGGGAGACACTACCCCGTATCATGTGCCGGAGGACGAGGATTATGCCGTCAGATATTAATATCCGGGCCTTTGTCGGAATGAACAATTTAAAGGCTGCCGGCCGGTTTTGGGCAGACGTTAAGTCGGGTGTGGTGGAACCCCGGATTGTGCTTAATGCCGATGCGGGTGTTTCCGGGGATTTGCAAAAGCGGCAGGGCAAGAGCCTGTTTATTGATCTGCCCGGAGCGCACAGCCTTTGGGCTGGCAGGACGTGCATGCTGTGCATGGCAGACGGGGTGCTTTACAGGATTTTTTCAAGGCAGGCTGTTGAGGTTGGCAGGCTGTCAGGTCCTGATGTGCCGGTAGCTTATGAGGAGGCTGAAGACAGGGTATATATAGCCAATCAGTATAATACCGGAATTTATAACCCGGTTTCTAACGATCTGGACCCATGGGGGATCAATGTTCCTGACGGCCCTATCTTGCTTGCCGATGATGGCGGGCTGCCTGCCGGGGTTTATCGCGTAACTATGACTGCTTTGTCAGGAGGGGAGATTTCCGGAAACGGGCCTGTTGCAGAGATTGAACTGGCCGAAGAAGGCGGGATCAGGATCTTAAACCGTCCGGATAACTGCCTTGTCTGGATCACTGATGCCAATGAGCCAATCTTTTACCTGGCCGGAGATGTTGACGTTGTAACAGACATTCCAACCCATGAACCTTTGCCGTCTTTTATGTGTTCTCCCCCTCCGCCCATGACGCAGCTTTGTTATGCGTTTGGCCGCATGTGGGGGGCAGACGGGGACAGGCTGATTTATTCGGAGCCGTTTTTACTGTCGCTGTTTAAGCCTACCACCAACTATTTCCAGATGGATGCAGAAATTACGGTCATTGCCAAGGTGCCTACCGGTCTTTTTGTGGGCACTCGCAAAAGCACGCAGTTTCTGGCAGGCACCGTGCCTGATGGTATGCAGCAATCTGACGCAGGGGCTCCGTCTATCCCTGGCACCCTGGCTTATGCCAATAATTTGCCCGAATTGGGCGATGTGCTGGGTACGCCGGAAAAAGGATATGTGGATGTTCCGGTATGGCGGACCACTGAGGGCATTGTGGCGGGCAATGCGGCAGGAAGGCTTTTTAATTTAACAAAAACCAAACTGCAAATGGGTGTGCCTGCCCGGGGTGCTTCATTGTACCGCACCATGGGCGGGATTTTTCAGTACATTACTACATCACCGCTATCTGACGGCGGGGATGCGGCAACCAATAAAGTATTTACCACCGGGCGGATTCATTCCTCCACTGCCGGATTTGGTGATTCGGTGGATGCGGAGATCCGTAAGGGTGGGGTAACTGATTAAAAATAAGGAGCTTTTACTATGAGCAACCAGTTTCCAATCAATCCTTTCATCCCGGTAGAGGACCAGCCGGACCTGGCCTATGCCTTAAAGCATATCCGGGAATCTGCCCTGGACTTTCTGGGCCTTGTGACTGCCGAGCATTTCAGGGGCGGCAAGCTGATTTCCAGGGAGACAGGCAAAAACCTGTTTACCGTGGAAGGCAGAGCTTTGATCTTAAACGTGATTTTTGGCAGCACTGCAAAGCCAGACGGTGTTTATGTCGGTATTTTCAAAAACAATGTAACCCCTGTTGCAGGGGATACAGCGGCTGCAAGACTTGGGGCGTCCGGGACTTACGGAGAGTGCCAGGATGCTGATTATACGCCTGAAACCAACAGGCCAGCTTATACCATAGCCACAACCTCTACGGCAGATTGCACCAATGAGGCGGCAAGGGCGGAGTTCACGTTTTTGCAGGCAATAAGTGTTTATGGGGCGTTTTTGACCACGACACAGGCCAAAACAAGTACATCCGGGGCTCTGGTTTCAGCCAAACGGTTTGATAGTTACAAACCGGTTGAGGCTACTGACGAGCTTGCCGTCAAGTACGAGATTGCGGCCACCACCAGCTAAGGACTGATTAATGCCAAGAAAGAATTTTAAAAACTTTGGAGACCTTCAGCAATACGAGTATGTCCCCGGCGTCATTGACTCAATTGACGGTGAGGCAGACACCTGCTCTGTGATGATCGGGGAAAACTCGTATACTGACGTCCCCATTTATTACCACTGCAAGCCGGATTCTCCCGAGCGAGATAACGGGGCCATTGAAGGGGCAGCAGCGGGCTTTGCGGTCGATGATCCGGTGGTGGTTTTGCGGCAGCGCATTCCCGAAGAGGTGGCCGGGGATTTTGAGCAAAAGCTGTTTGTCATCGGGCATAGGTGGGGGATTAAAAAATGCGATGGCTTTATTATGGTGGTTTCATCCCAATCCGGCGACGAGGCGCTTGCATGGGACATTGAGACCAACTCCCTGCTA